TGAACGCGTGTGCTTATCAAGATGGTTAGGACTTCCAACAGGAAAATATTTAAACCCTTCATCGTGGAAATGTACTATGATTTGGTCTGCTTATTTGGGACTTCCCTTATCCCTTGAAGGTGTAGGTGCGGTTTTAGGATTAGGAAAACAAAAGCTTAAAGAAGGTAAAGATTTAATCAAATACTTCTGTACCCTATGTAAACCGACTGCATCCAATGGTAAAAGAATTAGAAATCTTCCAATACATGATTTAGATAAATGGTCAGCATTTAAAGAATACAACAAAAGAGATGTTGAAGTTGAAATGGCTATTCAAAATAAACTTTCAAAGTTTCCTGTTCCTAAATTTGTATGGGATGAATACCATTTAGACCAGGAAATTAATGATTTAGGTATCGCCTTAGATTTAAAGCTTATAAACAATGCTATAGAAATTGATGACTACTCCCGTTCTAAATTAATAAATGAAATGAGAGATTTAACTAATCTTGAAAATCCAAACTCTGTGCAGCAATTAAAAGACTGGTTAGCAGATAAGGGTCTCGAAACTGAAACTTTAGGAAAAAAGGTTGTATCAGAACTTATAAAAACATCATCCGATGATTTATCTGAAGTATTAACTCTTAGACAACAAGTAGCAAAGTCATCAATAAAGAAATACCAAGCTATGAAAAATGCCGTCTGCTCTGATAGTCGTGCTCGAGGAATGTTTCAATTCTATGGAGCTAATCGCACAGGTCGGTTTGCCGGGCGTATTCTACAGCCACAGAATCTGCCAAGGAATAATATGCCTGACCTCTCTCAAGCAAGAGAATTAGTCCGTACAAATAATTTAGAGGCTTTGGAAATGCTCTATGATTCCGTGCCGGAGGTGCTATCAGAGCTTATTCGCACATCATTTATCCCCAAGGACGGCTACAAATTCATAGTTGCAGACTTTTCATCTATTGAGAGAGTTGTTTTAGCCTGGCTTGCCGGTGAAAGATGGGTACTGGACGCATATAGTCGTAAGAAAGATTTATACATTGCTACTGCAAGCCAAATGTTTAATGTGCCTATTGAGAATATCAATAAGAAGGACCCCTTAAGGCAAAAAGGTAAAGTTGCAGATTTAGCCTGCGGCTACGGCGGCTCTGTCGGTGCTTTAATAGCCATGGGTGCTCTTGACATGGGCTTGACTGAAGAAGAACTTAGACCTTTAGTTAATGCCTGGCGAACAGCCAATCCTAATATCGTAAGTTTTTGGTGGGATGTTGACAGAGCTACAATAAAAGCTGTCAGAGAAAGAACTACAACCAAAACCCACGGTATTGTATTTTCTTATCAAAGCGGGATGCTTTTTATAAAACTTCCTAGCGGGCGGCATCTATCTTATGTAAAGCCACGTATCGAGATAAACCAATTTGGCTCTGATTGTATTACTTATGAAGGAATAAATGGCGCTAAGAAATGGGATAGAATACAGTCTTACGGTCCTAAATTTGTTGAAAATATTGTGCAAGCTATCAGCCGGGATATACTCTGCTATGCTATGGAAAATCTAAGACATTATAGAATCGTCATGCACATTCACGATGAAATCATCATTGAAGCCAAAAAGAACGTAAGTGTAGATGGAATATGTGAAATATTAGGTCAAAATCCCCCATGGGCTAAAGGCTTAAAACTACGGGCTGAAGGTTTTGAAAGTTATTTTTATAAAAAAGATTAAAAACTACTACGGAATTTGGCAGGTGCTGTCCTTTAGATAATAAGGGCACTACCTGCCTATTAATTTTGGAGGTGTTTAATATGTTTTATGTAAAGGAAAAAATGAGTCCTTCTGTTGATGTTACTGTAGAACTCCATGATGACAATGTGTTCTGTATTTGTCCTGACTGTGGTCGTGAAGTTGAAATTGACATAGCAGAACTATTCAGCGACGGAGAAAGCGACCTTTATGATACATCTGTTTACTGTGCAGATTGCAGTAAAGCAAAACTTAAAGATGCGAGATCAAAGGTATGAAAATCAGCAAATATAATCCGGAAGGCTACCACGACCCAACTCCCTATAAAGCCTTAACAAACATTATGAAAGAAGAGAAAAAAGAATATCTCCCCCTTATTTATATCGCTTCTCCCTTCTCCGGAGATACAGAAAGAAATACTATAAGAGCTCAAAGATATTGTAGATTTGCAGTAAGCAAAGGCTATATCCCCATAGCCCCTCATTTGCATTACCCACAATTTTTAGATGATGAAGATGCGGATGAAAGAGAGCTTGGTCTTCGCTTTGCTCTTATTCTGCTTGGTAAATGTGAAGAGTTGTGGGTGTTTGATAAGGTTTCTGAAGGGATGTCTCGAGAAATAGCAAAAGCAAAAAAACGCGGTATGCCTATTAGATACTTTGACTCCAGATGTGAGGAGGTTATCACATGATTAGTTTTGCTTTATATGCTGCAAATTGTACCGGAAATCTTTTAAATTGTATCTACCCTAAAAAAATTACAGTTACGGACAAAGAATCTATGCTTGAGGCAGTTAAGTTTGACCACGTCACAGCTAAGTATAAAGGCAACTACCGTAATACTGATAATTTCATTCAAGCGGATTGTGTGGTCCTTGATTGTGACAATGATCACTCAGATGTTTCAACAGACTGGGTCACGGCTGCAGATGTAGCCGCTGCCTTTCACGATGTTCCCTTTATGGCTGCTTACAGCAGGAATCACATGAAGCAAAAATGTGATAAATCGCCGCGTCCAAGATTTCATGTCTATTTTATGATTGAAGCTATAACCGATGCATCAGAATATGCAGCTTTAAAACGAAGAATATCATCTGCTTTCCCCTATTTTGACAACAATGCCCTTGATAGTGCCAGATTTATATTTGGCACTGATAATGCAGATGTGGAGTTTCATGATGGCAATAAAAGCATTGAAGAATTTTTAAGTACTTCTGATTTTGAAAGTTGGGATAACAGACAGGAAGAAGTGCCGGAAGGAAAAAGGAACAGTACCCTATCGCATTATGCAGGAAAAGTTATTAAACGCTTAGGAAACACAGATGAAGCCTATGCCCTTTTTCTAAAAAAGGCTGAAAGGTGCAATCCTCCATTAGAAGAAAATGAATTAAACCTTATATGGAACAGTGCTGTTAAATTCGGAAAGAAAATATCAACACAAGAAGGCTATATTCCACCGGAGGAATATGGTGCAGAACTTAAATTAAAGCCTGAAGATTTTTCTGATGTAGGGCAAGCAATAGTTCTTTCAAGTGAATATAAAGTAGTGCTAAGGTACTCCCCTGCTACAGATTACATTGTATATAACGGCAGCTTTTGGGAGGAATCAAAACCAAAAGCACAAGGGATAGCGCAGGAGCTAACAACTAATCAACTTGAAGAAGCTGAACTTGAGATAGAACATGCTTTAGATGAAATGACCAGTAATGGTACTTTAGATATCGTTATGGAAAATGGTGCTAAAAAGGCAGTAGGTCATTTCAATGATGAGCAGGAAAAATCATTTAAAAGATATGAGAATGCAATGAAATATAAGAAATATGTGATAGGCAGAAGAGATTCCAAAAAGATATCTTCATCCTTAAAAGAAGCACAACCTATGCTTGAAATTGAACCTATGGACCTTGATGCCAATGGATTTTTATTAAACACACCAACAGCCACCTTCGATTTAAAAAAAGGGCTAAGTCATAGTACAAAACCGAATTCTTCTCATTTAATAACAAAACAAACATCGGTAAGTCCAAGTAATGAGGGAATGGATAAATGGATAGATGCAGTTAATGTGTTTTTCTGTAAAGATAAAGACTTGATCGAATATGTGCAAAGAATTGTAGGGCTTGCTGCAATAGGTAAGGTTTATGTTGAAGCTTTAATAATTGCTTATGGTGAAGGGCGTAATGGTAAATCAACATTTTGGAATGCCATATCAAGAGTTTTAGGTTCATACAGCGGCAATATATCTGCAGACATCCTTACTGTTGGTTGCAGGAGAAATGTAAAACCTGAACTTGCTGAAGCTAAAGGAAAAAGACTCCTTATTGCTTCAGAGTTAGAAGAAGGTATGAGACTTAATACTTCAAATATTAAGCAGCTCTGCTCCACTGATGAAATATACGCAGAGAAAAAATATAAGGCGCCCTTTAGCTATGTACCTACTCATACCTTAGTTTTATACACTAATCACCTGCCAAAGGTTGGTGCAATTGATGAAGGAACTTGGAGAAGGCTTATCGTAATCCCCTTTGAAGCAAAAATCGAAGGAAGTAAAGATATTAAAAATTATACAGATTACCTCGTTAAAAATGCAGGCGGTGCAATACTTACATGGATAATCGAAGGAGCAGAAAAAGTAATTAATGAAAATTACAATTTAAAATCTCCTAAAAAAGTCAAAGACGCCATCAAAAATTATAGAGAAAATAACAACTGGCTCTCGCATTTTCTTTCAGAATGCTGTGAAACAGATAAAAGCTATACAGCAAAATCAGGTGAAATTTACGATGAATACCGTGCATTTTGCTTAAGAGTTGGAGAGTTTACAAGAAGCACGACTGATTTTTATACAGCATTGGAGTCTCATGAGTTTGAAAGAAAGAAAACATCAAAAGGCATCATTGTTAAAGGATTACGATTAAAATCCGACTTTCTATAATCAAAGAAACGTTGAAATTTACACATAGTGCAGGTCTATGAAGGTCATATATAAAACTTTTACATATAAAAAAATTATATAAAAAATAAATATATATATAGTTATATACATGACATGCACAGACCTGCACTTTTTTAAGAGAATGTTGAAAAATGGAGGTTTTTTACGATGATGGAAAAATCAATAGAGCAAAAACTTGTAGCAAAAGTTAAAAAATTAGGTGGCATTTGTCCGAAGTTTATCTCCCCCGGCTATGATGGCATGCCTGACCGCCTTGTATTACTGCCAAAAGGAAAAATAGGATTTGTGGAGGTTAAAAAAAAAGGAATGAAACCCCGTCCCCTTCAATTAGCAAGACATAAACTTCTTAAAGGGCTTGGATTTAAAGTATTTGTTTTAGATGATGAAAAAGATATAGATGAAATAGTTGAAAATATATTGGGAGGTGATGCCAGATGAAGTTCATACCCCACGATTATCAGCGATATGCAAGTGCATATATAGAAAAGCACTCAATATCAGCAATATTCTTGGATATGGGCTTAGGTTAGGAAAAACTGTCTTGACCTTAACAGCCTTAAACAATCTCTTGTTTGATAGTTTTGAAATACACAAAATCTTAATAATTGCACCCTTAAGAGTTGCCAGAGATACATGGCCTTCAGAAATTGAAAAATGGGATCATTTAAAAGATTTAAAATATTCTGTTGCTCTTGGAAGTGAAAAGGAAAGAAAAGCTGCATTTATGATAAAAGCTGATATTTATATTATAAACCGTGAAAATGTTAAATGGCTTGTGGAAGACAGCTCTCTCCCCTTCGACTTTGACACATTAATCATAGACGAGCTTTCATCATTTAAAAATCATCAGGCTAAACGCTTCCGTTCTTTGATGAAAGTCCGACCAAAGATTAAAAGAATTGTTGGTTTAACCGGAACACCTGCAAGCAACGGTTTAATTGACCTATGGGCTGAATTTAGACTTTTAGATATGGGGCAAAGGATTGGAAGATTTATTGGTAAATACAGAGACGACTACTTTGTACCCGATAAAAGAAACCAGCAAGTTATTTTTTCATACAAGCCTAAGCCAGGAGCTGAAGAAGAAATCTATAAAAAGATTTCAGATATAACCATCAGTATGAAAGGTTCTGATTATATTAAACTTCCTGAACTCGTAATAAATGAAGTACAAGTTAATCTGTCTGAAAAAGAAATGAAAATTATTGATGATATGAAAAAAGAATTAGTAACTAAAATAAAAGATGATGAAATTACTGCATCCAATGCTGCTGCTTTATCAACTAAACTTTTACAAATGGCAAACGGCGCAGTTTATGGTGAGGCTGGTGAAGTGATTAATATACATGAACGTAAGCTTGATGCTTTAGAGGACTTAATAGAATCTGCTAACGGCAAACCTGTTTTAATATCTTACTGGTTTAAACATGATATGAAGCGTATTTCTGAAAGGTTTTCAGTTGAAACCTTAGATAGTGCTGACTCAATTAAAAGATGGAATAAGGGTGAAATTCCTGTTGCCATCATCCACCCCGCCTCTGCCGGACATGGACTTAATCTACAAACTGGTGGCTCTACTCTTATCTGGTTTGGTCTTACTTGGAGTTTGGAACTATACCAACAAACTAATGCAAGACTTTGGAGACAAGGACAAAAAGACACGGTTGTTATTCATCACATAATTTCTAAAGGCACGATTGATGAACGTGTAATGAAGGCACTTAAAAATAAAGATAACACACAAGCTGCATTAATTGATGCAGTAAAAGTAAACCTACAAACAGGAGGTAAAATCTATGAATGACCCTTATGAAAGCTTGGCGAATGCCATTATTTTGCAGGCAGCAAAAGATTACCGTAATGCATTAAAAAGACTTAAAAAACACCCTAATAGAGAAATTGATTTATATATGAAACAGGAAGTCGAGCAATTTTTCCGTTCCGATTGGTACTCATGCCTTACTACAGTTGATCCGGAGATACTTATCCGCAAACTTAACGAGGAGGTTATATCATGACAGCAAAAGAATATCTCGGTCAGGCTTATCGCCTTGACCAACGCATCAATAGTAAACTTGAGCAAGTGGCTTCACTAAGCGACCTCGCAACCAAAGTAACAACTACAATCTCAGATGTTCCAAAGAATCCAAACCATTCAACATCAACCATGGCAGATGTAATTGTAAAAATAGTTGATCTGCAGGCAGAAATAAATCATGACATCGACTGTCTTGTTGACTTGAAACGTGAAATTGTAAAAGTTATAAAGACAGTAGACAATATAGAATATCAAACACTTTTAGAGCTGCGATACCTATGCTTTAAAACTTGGGAGCAGATAGCTGTAGATATGGGATATAACGTGCGTCATGTATATCGTGTTCACGATTTAGCTGTTTCAACAATTAAAATTACTAAAAGAAGTCAGTAAATGTCACTGTTTGTCACTATGTCAAGTGTGATATTATTAGAATAGAAAAATAGACTTAAAAAGCCATTGCAGAGAAACAAATCTGCGGTGGCTTTTGTTATGTCTGGAAAGAGGTGTTCTATGCCTAAGAAACCTAAACGCCCCTGTTTCTACCCTGGCTGTCCTGAACTAACGGATAATATGTACTGTGAAAGACATAAGAGTATAGTAAATAAAAACTACAATAAGTATGAGCGTGACCCGGCTTCCAAATAATGCACATTAGTTCACTTGAATACATCTTTATATGTGATATAATGGCATTAATGAAAGTGTGTCAACTATCAATATAAAAAATTATAGAAGGTGGTAATTAATGTCTGAATGGCAAGCATTATATTTTACTAAAGACCCTTTAATAATTACAAATTTTATTAAAGTATATGTTGGTGATGAAGATATTACATCAAGAATAGATAAGTTACAAGTAACAAAAGTTGATGATGAATATTTTGTGTCAGCATATAAAGAAAACAATTTGGTGGAAATAATTCCTGAAGGAGTTAAAGTTAAGAACATCATGTTAGATAAAGGATATATAGGCTTTTCAGGCGGAATAACATATAAAATTGAAATTTAATTAAATCTATCTGTTTCATAATAAAATGGTTTACCCCAAGGAACAATTCTTTGGGGTTTTTCTATGCCCAAAAGGAGGTGACTTAATGCCATATAAACCAAGACGTCCCTGTGCTTACCCCGGATGTAGTCGGCTTGCTACAAGTGAGCAATACTGTGCCGAACATAAGAAGTTAGTGAATAAACATTATAACCAATATGAACGTGACCCTGATTCCAACAAACGATACGGTCGGGCTTGGAAACGAATAAGAGATAGGTACATTAAAGCCCACCCTCTATGTGAGGAGTGCGAAAAAGAAGGAATGCTTACCCCTGCAGAAGAAGTACACCATATACTCCCCCTCTCAAAAGGTGGTAGCAACAACCAAGATAACTTAATGTCTCTTTGTAAGTCCTGTCACTCATCTATAACTGCAAGAGATGGTGACCGATGGGGGTAATCAAATCTCTGAAACTTTTTAAAATGGACAGCGGCGTGGGGTCGCGCGTGAAAAAACGCAGTTTCAAACGTAGGAATAGGGCAAGCCATTGCAAAGCGAGGTGAACATATGGCAAAAGACGGTACTAACCGAGGTGGTGCTCGTATAGGCGCAGGAGCAAAAAAGAAGCCGCTATCCGAGAAAATAGCTGAAGGAAATCCCGGAGGCAGAAAATTAACAGTAATAGAATTCAAGGATACAGCAGACCTCAAAGGAATTGAAATGCCTGAACCAAATAAAATGTTAGAAGCAATACAAAAAGACGGAAAAGCTCTGGTTGCAGGCGAAATTTACAGAAACACATGGAAGTGGTTAAACGTACGCGGATGTGCTGGTTTAGTATCACCGCAACTCTTAGAACGCTATGCTATGAGTGTAGCTCGTTGGATTCAATGTGAAGAAGCCGTAACAGAGTATGGATTTTTAGCAAAACATCCTACTACAGGCAATGCTATTCAAAGTCCCTATGTAGCTATGGGGCAAAACTATATGAGTCAGACAAACCGTCTGTGGATGGAGATTTTCCAGATTGTCAAAGAAAATTGCACCGGTGAATACAGCGGTGCTACCCCGCAAGATGATGTAATGGAACGTCTTCTTTCAGCA